ACTGTATCCCCAGCTTTCACAGAAAAACATGCGTAGAGGGTAGAAGTAGGATTCGGAACCCAAACCACCGTGAAGAGAAGCTTGGTAAGACTTTGAAAATGTAGTAGCCAACAAATCAATGGCAATCTCTTCGGTAAATTCAGATGACTGACGGTCTATAAGTTGATCACCTATGTATAATTCAACTTCGTCAATGACACTCGACCAGTCGTCAATAAGTTTGGATGTACCGTTTTCTTCGACAGTCAAAAAACAATAGTTCAACATGTCACCCGATCTACGAAGATCAATCGTAGATGTGATACCAGCCTTGGGGTTACCGTGGATGGTTTGTTGCTCCTGAAAGATTGAAAAATTTGTGTGTCTCTTGTGTGTGGAATTAAAAAAACTAAGCTGTGGACTGCCCGTGATATGAACATCTTGTGCACCGAGTGCCACCAATCTCGTGATCGCACCGGATCCAGACATTTCTATTATAAAAAAACAAAATAATCTAACCTAAGTAAGCACAAATCAGGGGTATCGACATCAAATGTCCAACATCTCCATGAAAATGTCTTCCATCACTGATTACATCCTCAAGCTCGAGAAGCTCAACGAAGAGTCTCGCACCAAGATCGAGCAGCTCAAGAAGATGCTCACCGAAGCAAACGAAGAAAAGGTCAATGCTCTCAACGAACTCAATGACATGAAGTTCAAGTCCCTTTACCAAACGACTGCTCGTGTCACACAGAAATGCGTGAACCAAGGTCTTGTTGACTTCCTCAACGGTCTTGCCGACAAGACGTCCGACTTCTACAAGGAGGCAGCTTACAGAAGGGCTGCCAGCACCATCGAATCTCTCTCTTACGCAGTTGAGAGTGGCGAAAGCCTTCGCAACATCCGCGGTATCGGTCCAGGTATCGCTTCCAAGATTGACGAGTACATCGAGGATCAAGATTCTGATTACACTTACTCCGAGTCAGACTCTGACTCTGAATCTGTCGCATCTAATGACGATCGCGGTTCTTTCGTTTCGGAATCTGATCAATCAGACCTAACCGAGTATGATGTTGACACCGATGAGGAATACTTTGTATCCTACAACCACGACATCTACGACATGCTCTGCACCTGTGCAGACGAAGTTCCTGATCGTTTCAAGAAGGAAGCTTACTTCAGGGCCGCTGACGCTGTTTATCATCTCCCCTTCCGAATCAAGACTGCGAAGGAACTGGCCGATGGTCCTAAGAAGGTTGTTGGCATTGGCCCGAGCATTGCTCGAAAGATTGATCAATTTCTCAAAAAGGGCCTTAACGCTGATCTTGTTAAGGTACTCACCAAGCTTGGAAACCTTGAGCCGGGTATGTACAAGTCCGAGGCTTATTGGAATGCAGCTGAAAAGATTGGTGATCTCGACTACATCGTAACTTCTGGTGATGATGTAAAGCATCTCCGTGGTTTCGGAACTTCCATCTGCAACAAGATTGATGAATTCCTTGACACTGGTACTATTTCCAGGCTGGAGGAACTTTCTCAGTAATTACAGGACATGCACACATTATCTTTGGTGCATCCAACTATGTACAAAAAAGAAAACCTGAGACTACCCAAAAGAGTCGTCAAACAACTGAAAGAAGTCAGTAGACTTTCTACAAAAAATAAGTGGGAGTACGCTGGTGGTATTAGCTTAAAATGTAATGAAAATGAATACATATTTGGTGATTTAACACACACAACCTCTAAAAATAGAGATACCGTTTCTATAAATGAAATAGAAGACGTCTGGCCAACTACTATAACATATCATACACACCCGGGAGTTGCGTTAAACGACTCCAAAATATCGGAAAAAGATGAAATATTCGCAACGCTACCAAGTAATGCCGATTTCGAGGCTTTTATTCGAGGATTTCCTGACATGCACACTAACATAATATGTGACTTGCATGGATATTACGTTATTGACATACTTGAGTCGGTAAAAAATAAGAAAAGTCCTATACCACTTTGTGTATCTTATGCGATGAATGAGTTTAGAAAAAGACCGACGATGCGACATAGATCATTTTCCGAGGACAGATGTGAGTATTTTTCTACAAGTTTGTATCATTGGCGTTCAACCATAAACTTTGAATTAAATTATCACTTACGAAATAAGTTTGGTATTTCTATACACTACTACAGCTATGATGACACACCGGCACTTATATCTATAGATCGGGATAGTATCGGTTAATCGCGTCTTCTAATTCATCAACCTCATACCATGCTAAATGACATTCTTTCGCTTTCTTTCCTTCAATTTCACAGATATCTTGTGCTTCTTTTATAGCTTCTTTGAAGCGTAAACGAAGTCTCAAATTTTCTTTTCGTTTTGGTTCCAGTTCTGCAGATTTCTTTTCATATACATCGTTGAGTACATTTTGACTTGTCTTGATTAACCTATGTTTGTACGAGTCATTTGATGAATATGCAACACACCTCATATATGATAATGTATCATTAAAGTTTTAAACCCATGGTGCTGGTATATTTTTACCTGGTTTCTTTTTGCGTTTTATTGACATGCATAGAATAATTACGACAAGACTTAATCTTGTCATTACTCTTGTTTAAGAGCGGGATTTCTTTTGGAGAAAGTCAATGCACAAATTCCACAGCTAAATATATTTACAAAGATCTGACATCCTACTACGTGTAACCTGTCAATGAGTGGATGATATTTAAACATGTACCACACCATTACAGACATTACAGTTTCATAGTACACTCGTATCATGAGATTTGATACAAGATAAAGTTTGTCCAAGGAAATGTAGTAAACACTGTGTTTTGGTACCAATCTACGTAAGATTAAAACGGTGGTGTCAATTTCCACAACACTTAATCTTGCTGTGAAGTTAGATTCTTCTGGGTGCATAAAAGGTCGTAGGAGGAAAAGGAGAACCATGATGTGATGAAGGATAATCAATTTTCGGAGAGATGGTATAACTTTGGGTTGAATAGTAATCCAAAGTAAATCATAAACCATATGAATCGCCAAAGCGTGTGTTAAAAACATAGGATAGATCACATACCCAAACACCAACTCACCAATGGATAAAACTGAATATGGAACCAGAAATGCTGCTGTTGCGATATCATGAATTTTAACAGGGTTCATGTTATATATTGGTATTATTTTCATAGTTTTAACCAGGATGAATCATTGTCTCGTGTTTGGAGCCAGAGGTCACCTAGCTCAGACGAGAATTATACCTGCACTGGAAAAGATTCCATGTCCTTATACACCATCTCTAGGAAACAGGTAGCCAACCTGAAACATTTAGACAACACTTCCAATATTGTTGCTTATATGGCTATCCCAACACATAATTTTAGAGAGAATGTGACACCTTATTTGAACATGGTGGATCCTTTGTACATACTTGAAAAACCGCACGGTCATTCATTCGAAGACTTCGAGTCTATACAATCATTTGTTAGGAAAAACAATCTGAAAATTCTATACGCGGATCATTACCTTGGTAAATCCGTTTTGGATAGGATTGAGACACCTGATAACCTCGAGTCAATTCAAGTCGTTTTACATGAAAGTGCTGATATAAACAACCGGATTAATTACTTTGATAGTGTCGGTATAGTACGTGACATGTATCAAAGTCATTGCGTCTTGTTATTTGCATCGGTCTTGACAAAATACACAAACAAAAGTAGAAGAGAAATCTTACGTGAAATGCGATACATTAAACCAAGGATTACGAAAATACTAAAGACAGATGCATACAAAGGTCTTGCTCCTACACAATGTAGAATATCTTTGAAATATGACGACATACTGTTAGAAGCTGACATAGCGAAGATGGTTGATGAAAAGAAAGGGATATACATTAATCACTCCGACTTTTACAACTTGAGTAGCGGTCCTTGTCCATACGAAAAATTATTTGAGAAAATACGGACGCGTGATGAATCTTTTTTCCTTGATGAAGAAGAGATCAAATGTTTATGGGATCACTTTTCAATAATCGAGTGTTGACCAAAAAAATTGCGTTGAGCCATTAGAAAGTTGATGGAAGTTTTACGTTGATGAATGAAATCAAATTGAGTGAGAGCAGCTTGTACTGCGGGGCAAGGAATACTCCCCGAAGTACAGTACATGACAAATATCCGTGCATCATCCACGGTTTCTTCGATGATGTTATAGCAATTACTAGTAATCATTGGACAATCAATGATGGTCCCGTTCGACCAAGCATTCATTGT